GTATCAGGTCAGGTGGAGGCATTGGAGCCATCACTGGAACTGGTTGCGTTGCTCCTGCCAGCATAGCAGCGGCCTGCTCCTGTAAACTACGTATATCAGATGTCATGGGATCTAGCTTGCTGTCTCTACCAAGCATCGTATCCATCATATGCTTAAAGTCAGCGGGGTTATATGCAACATTTACAAGCATTTCAGCCGCCCTTTCAGGCGTAAGTTGTTCCTCTTTAACACTTCTAATGGTAGCGTAAATATCACGGGCTTTATCAAGATCACCGGAAAGAATGTACTGGTCTGCTAGTTGTTCTGGAGTTAGTACATCTTCTTCAGGTGGGAAATATTGTTCGAGATTACCACTTGTGGAAATAGTCCATTGTGTACCTGGTGGCAAATTCCTCTGTGCCATTTCATCAGGGTTTAGCATACGAGCTTCTTCTTTCGGAGTTCCTGACACCTCTTTAACAACCCAACCGGAAGAAGTGGAATCTATTTCAAACTGCTTATCTGGCTCAAGGGTCTGTCTTTCCTGTAAAAAAGTTTCTGCCGCAACTTGTCCTTCTGGTGTAAAAGGAAATTGTGTTTGTGTTCCTACCAATGCTACTGCCTGCTGGTATTCAGGGTTTTCTGCAACCTCACGGACGATACTCTTCGAAGCCTCTTTATCATATGGGAAAACGAATTTCCCTTGCACGCTATCCATAAATTTAATATTTATTGATATCTTTTCAGCATTTTCGTCTTGAGGAACGATATACTGATCCAAATACTCACTTAAAACCTTTGCTTCATTATCAGGTATTTTGGACAATGCCATAGGCCTGATAGTGATATTATTGTCTTCATCAACAATTTCAGCATCAACAATCCATCCTGCTGTATGTGAGCCGTCATCTCTTTGATAATATCCATAATAAATATTACCTTTTTCTATTTCATCTGCGAGAGACATTTCTGTCACCTCCCCAACGGCTAAGGAACTGTTCTGTACCCAGTCTCTTTAATTCAGCTTCTCTAAACACAGAGTTATCCTGTACAGCATCCCGCCATTGAATATTAGTACCTGGTTTTTTACCAAACTCAACTGCCTTAGACTTCATGGCCTGTTTCTTAGCCCTGAATATTTCTTCTCCCACTTCCGTAGAAATATCAAATAGTAAATTACCTGTATCAGCCATTATAACTGGTCTCCTCCCTGTCGTACTGCCTGTGTCATGGCTGGCCCCATCCCACCCGGAAGGGATCTTCTCATAGGCCTCATACCAGGACCCTGTACAGGGGTACTGTTAGGACTCGTTGGAGGAGGCGGCCCCGGAGGTCTGCCTCCCTGATCTACCGCTCCAGCACCTTCTGCGGGCATACCCATTGATCTTTCAAGGTTCTGTGCATCGAGTGCTGCCTGTCTCTGGTCAGCCATCTCGCCGAACCCTTCTTCCCTGAGTGCGTTAATCACGCCCTGCTCGATAATAGCGGGGTCTTGGTATATAGCATCTTTCAGAATACCCTTCTGGATAGTACTGGGATCTTCGTATCTGCGAATCTTGTAGTAGGTGTTCTTATCAATTAAGCCCTTATCGAGTTCAGCCATAGCCATCTGTGCTTCCTGCTGTGCAACCACAGCGTCAATCTGCTCGAACTTAGCCTCAACGTAGAACCTGTCCTCTATATCCCGTACATTCAGCCTATTCTCTCCGATCCCTATCTCGGAGTAATCCTCTCCATATTCCTTGTGCATACGGTATAGAAGTTTCAAGATATTGGAGCCAGCTATGGAGTATAGCTGTTCAAGCTCCATCACGGGGGATCGGAAGGTTCTGTGACTGTTTTCGGATAAAATCACCATGCTTGTTGCGGTATCCACATCGGGAGCCTGAAAACCTGCAACCATGCGTGAATACGTGGTTCGTTCTATATTACTTTCAAGTTCAGCTTTATGCTGGAATGACTGACCCGGAAGCTGTGGAACCTTTTCTATCCACCAGTCGGATTCCTCGCCCTGTAAAAGCTGTCCTGTTAACTGTTCTGCGCCGTCCGCAGCGTCATGCCTGTATCCCATTCTCGCCCACGAAGCCCTCATAAGCATTGCATGATGACCTGCTGTTGCCTGATTGTGCATTGTGATGGTAGGTAATGCCCGATAAAGGAGGGCCTGTCTTATCCACCACTTAACATTGAATTCTTCACCTGCCGGCGTAATAGCAGTACCTCCGAATGAATGTGCAAAAGGCTGTATACCCCACCCGTTAGGCTCGACATATAGCATCGCTCCATCTTTCAGCTTCATTGCATGCCATCTTGCGGTCCACCATTCTTCTACTTCCACATCATCATAGGCATCGTATGTACCCATATCAAATGTAGTTGAGTATCCCGTCTTATTATCTTTCTTATAAATCCTGTTTTTTGCTTCTATCTGCATATTCTTAGTTGTACAGTGGGAACTCAGATCGAAAGCCTTCATTTTTCTGCGCCATATAGCTATCGGAGGCATCTTCTCGGTTGGATTCATAAGAACTTCGCCAGGAGCAGGAACAACGAGCCTGAACGGATTCCATGTATTCCTTCTTGCCATGAACTCCCACTCTCTCCACTCGAAGTCCTCTTTATCCTCGCCTCTTTTCCTCACTGGTTTCTGTAAAGCATCGTGATCCAGCAGTACACCAAGCTGGGTATAGTTATGGAGAACTATCTGCTTCCCGTTTTCCTTTGTTGCGAAGTTAGGTGCGGAGGTAAAAGCATCCTGAAATACTATATTAAGTCCCTTTTCGAGCCTGTTAGCCCTGTCTTTTGCCTGCTGACTTCCTCCCACGGGAACCCTTACGAAACGAGGCTCGAATGCTAGGTGGGAATCAACTGCCTGGTCTATGAGTGCGACTTCCAGTCCCGAATGGTAGTTCGGTCTTGTGCGTGGTACATCAGGGTTTCGTGCGTAGTAGTCAGCCCATATATTAGCTGTATGGGTATAATGGGAAGAAAGGGTCTTCATATCCTCAAGGGCTTCCTTCCACACATCTTCCATGTGTTCCGAGTAGTCCTTGAATATTGCTTCGTCCGGTTTCTGTGTTGGGTCTATCGGCATATCATCTTTCTCCTAAAACGATGTAGGCACGAATACCTTTCGTGTGGGTGACAGTGATGTAAAACTGGCATACTTTCTCATCTGCCATGCCAGTGCATACGCCATCACCCTATCATCGTAAGCTCCCTTGGCTGCCTGTGGCCTGCCCTGTTCATTCCTGATAAAACTAAGGAGTTCCCCTATGCCTTCACGGCATCGTATCACAATCAACCTGTTTCGTATAGCCTCTCCGAACTCTGCAAGCATAACAGGTCTTGTCTTACCGTCTGTCTGCCATCCCGGTGTAGTGGGTGTTCCCGTATTCCTGTCGTGGTAGTACAGCCTGTTTCTGCACGAACACTCCTGAAGCATCTGTGCCACCTTATCGACAACAACAACGGAATCTCCGTCCCGTTCCTGTCCTTCGCCGGCTCTTTCCAGTCCCATATAGGCGTGATTATACATCTTATGAAGGTCTATCACTTCCTGAGCCATCTCATCAGGATGAAGTCTTCCGTGCAGTTCTGCGACCTGATTACCTGTCTGCCAGTCAACGACAGTTGCGCAGTTATAGCTACCTGTTTTTCCCCATGCCGTATCTGCTCCTATGATATATCTTCCTGCTGTAACGGGATACTGCCATACGGAGACAAGTCCCCTGAGTATATCTCTTGGCGGTATCAAGTCAACATCCATCTGTTCTATTGAATCGACATCAAAGAAGGCCCGTGTGCGTGGGGGAGCGAGTGCTTCGTGTTCGTTCTTTGGATTCTCCTTCTCGAACCGTGCTATGTCCGAAGCGAGTTCGAGTGCCTGTAAGTAAGTGCGGTCTGTCCTATTGGGTCTTTCAAAGTAACCAAGGAAGAACCTGTTATCTGCGTTCTGATAAAGCTGTCGGAAAGGCGAGTCAAGAACATCAGGGTTTGCGGTTGAGACAACAAACATCTTCCCACCTGAGTCCTGTATAAGGGGCAGAAGAGCGTTATATGATGATTCAAACTCCGAATGGAAGTCGGCCTCATCCACCAGTACCTCAGTACCCGTGTATGAACGTCCTGCCTTACTTGTTGCTGGAAAAGCCTGTATGGTACCCCCGTCCTTAAACGTAAGCGTAGTTGCGTTATCGACAAGGAGATCTGTCCGGAGATGTTCGGGAAGGTGGTCCCATATGAACCTGCAATCTGCGATTACCTTTTTAGCCTCGACTTCACCCTGGCTGATTACGGGAAGGAAAGATCCTTTTCTGAACTGTGCCATCCACACGAACCGTGCCTCGAAGTAGGAAGTTACGCCAAGTTTACGTGCCTTTAGATGCGGAAGTGTTCTTCCGGGTGCAACGGATTCGACTGCCTTATGGAGTCTCAGTATATGCGGCCACGGCTCGAAAACTGCTGTACCGTTACCGAAAGGAGGAGGATCAGGGATACGGACGTAATCAAAGAAGGATATGAGGTCCCTGCTTATTATTTCCCTTTCGAGGAAGTTTTCACTCAGTAGTACCTGTTCCATCATTGAGCATCCTTTTCTGTTTAACTTCTGCGAGTATCAACTTTAAGTCCTCTAATGAAAACTGCGAGAGATCAACAGTAGCGGTAAGTGTCTTCGACTCTATCTGCTGTATGAAGTCTCTCTGCTTCTTACCAAGCAGCTCTGAAGCTGCGAGCCTGTCCCGTGTCCTCTCGGCATTATCGCGCATAAGATCTGTCCAGAAAGTCTCCCTCTCTTCAGACCCGGCTATCTTTGCGATATGATCGTATTTGATAAATTCGGCACGAGCGTCTGTCTGGATCTGCTCCGTTTCCTTTCTAAGGTACTCAATTCGGGCTGCCACCGCTCGTGACCTCGATGCCTGGAAACCCGTCTGAGCAGGTCTTTTCTTCGAGGGATAAGCTTCCCTGGCAGCTTCAGCATAACTCATGTTCCTCAATGCCACCAGCATAGCAAATTGCTCCTGGCTCGGCGTTAACTTTTTCTCCATGAATACTCCTTTTTGTGAATATAAGCACCAGTAAGGGGAGGGGTGGGGATATTAATCTTATTATTAATCTTATATTACTTAATATAATATAAAAAGAGATGTTTTAAGAACATCTCTTTTATTATATCTTATATTATATATATTATTGGGAAACTTATTATACAAAATAAGTT